ACGCACTATCAAAACAGCCAACAAAGGTAATGACTGCTGCAACTGCTCAGTGGAAATACGATCTGATCGCAGCAGCAAAGGTAGCAGGTCTGACCGTTATTGACGCCGATGTTTGTGCTAACTCAGCATCTTGCGCCAATTGGAGTAAGCAGAAATATAATGTGCTCGATGATGGCAGCGTTATGGCTTATGGCGGATATGATGCTACTCATCCAGGATTAGATGCGCTTCGCGCAATTGCTTTCCAGGTGTATGCTTGGATGCTCTCCACGGTTGCAACGCCATAACTCATCCCCCACCTCCATCACGAGAATCACCATAACTCCTACGCCTACCCATGCGATGGATCGGAGGGGGCGGGTCAGCCAGGATGGTGCATCAGAGGAGCGGCTTGCGCACCCCCTTCGCCACGGCTAGGCGCGGGGGAGAGGCGGGAGGCTTCAACCGCCTCTCCCCCGCGCCCAGAGCATCAGTCATCGGGATGCCGCCTTCGGTGCGCATGTGCTCCGTGATGAGGCCGTAGAAGCGCGTCAACGGCAACCCGAGACGGTAGGCGTCGTCAGTCATCCCCTCAACTTCCACCATCCCCGCATCCCGTTCCGCTGTGACGGTGGCCAGATCCGCCCTCAGCCGCTCGATCTCCGCATTGGCGGACTCGATGGCGTCGAGTAGTTCATGGACCTCCCGGATGTCCGTGCGCTCCGTCTCTCCGCCCTTGTCGTGCGCTGGGCCTGTTGACCATCGCGCCTTGATCTCTGCAATCCGTTCCTTGTCCATGCTCTCTCCTTTTGTGGTGTTCTCGATCATTTCGCGCTTATATTTTCAGCACAGAATGTGCTAAAACTAAGCGTTGAGCGCAAGAGGTTGTATGAATCTTTCTACAAATTTTACGCTAGAAGAGATGACAGAAAGCCAAACCGCTTTGCGGAAAGGCATCGACAACACACCGAGCGAAGCCCAAATTGAGAACGGAAAACGCTTGTGCGTTCTGCTTCTTGAACCTGCGCGTGCTTCGCTTTGCACTTGGGCAAACCAAGAAGTTAAGATGCATACCGACAGCGGATTTCGCTGTCCTGAACTTAACAAAGACGTTGGCGGCTCAGAAACTTCAGCTCACCTAGACTTCTTGGCCGCAGATGAAGTTCCGATGTTGCCAAAAGGCTTGACGCTACGCGAAGTCTTTGACCACTTGCGACAAGATCCGACAGTGCCTTACGACCAAATTATCCTGGAGTGCAACGCCTGGATTCACTTCGGAATGGCAAAGCAAGGTCGTAAGCCTCGTCGCCAAGCAAAGATTGCAACAGGCGGTCCTGGCAAATGGAAATACACAATCATCAAGTAGAGGCAATCTGTGGCCACAAAACTAATAAGCCCTCGAAGCGGTGCAAAGAAGGTGGCTGAAACGTCGATTGACCTTGGCGTTTTGGCATTAGCGATTCCGCTTGTGTTTGGATATTTGAAAGCAAGCGGACACCAAATTCCTGCGGAGTTGGAACTTCCCACAAGCACATTTATCATGGCTTTGGGCGGAACGATTTCGAGAATTGTTCGTCATCATTGGATCTACGTTTCCGAGCGTTGATCGGTGTAAATTTAGGACTCACCTTTGACCGTGAGGCTTGCCCTATGAACTCCAAACCAATTCTTGTCTTCATCGAAGGTCCGGCTCCCACCGATGAAGACCGCGAACTCTTCGAGAAGTTGCGAGCCGACCAGTTCGTCAACGTCGCCCTGCACGGCTCGGGCGTCATCGCCCACAGCCTTGCAGCCGCCGTCAATCCTGTCTGGATTCCGGAGGGCTACGCAACTACCGCCGAGAAGGTCGAGGCCCGGGCTCCTGCACCTATCAAGAACCCCACTGCACCTGCCCAGGCCCTGCGAGAAGGTGGTCTTGGCATCCAGGCAGGGAATGAGCCGTCTTCGGCTCCCACGCCTACTGTCACCCCACGCTTCGGCGTGCAGGCGAAGTAAGTCATGGCACTGATCGTTGAAGACGGTACCGGAGTTCCTGGAGCGGAAAGCTACGTTTCCGCTGCTGACTTTCAAACCTGGGCGACCAATCGCGGATACTTGCTTCCAAGCACTGTCCTTGACGTTGAATCGCTTTTGCGTAAAGCTGCCGACTTCATCGAGCGCAAGCGGTTTGTTGGAACGATTGAATTCACCGACCAGCCGCTTGCGTTTCCTCGCTTGGTTACTAACTCGGAAGGTATTGCCGTTTCGACCGGAATTCCTGCGAAGTTGAAGACTTCTCAAATGCTTTTGGCAATGGAGAGCATGAACGGTGCTTTGACCGCTGCCGCAAGAGCGAACAAATACACCGCGACAAAGATTGACGCAATTTACTTGAAGTATGCTGACACTTCAAAAGGCTCCGGCGACTTGTACTTTCCTGCAATTGAAGACCTTCTTCGCGACTGGCTTTCCAACAGCGGAATGGCCATCCGAACGGTTCGTGCATAATGAACAGCCTCTACACCGAAGTCTACCAAATTGCTCTTGAAAAGCTGGCAGAGTTTGGTGCAGATATTGTCATCACCAGAGGCACTTTCGTTTATGATCCGATCACCGGATCCAGAAGCGGAACCGAAGTTGAGCTTACGCATAAAGGTCTTCGCGTTACCGATTTCGCACGTTTGATTTCGGACTTTCGTATCATCGGCAACGCTTCAACCATGAAGGCTGATGTTGGCATTATGTTTGGCGGTGATGTCGATCTGCACGATGATGATACAATGCTTGTTGATGGCGTTAAGTATTCCATTGTGCAGATCAAGAAGATTGCACCGGCAGGACTTGTCATCTTGCAGTATGCTCTTGGGCGCATCTAATGGCAACAACGCTTGGAGATTTCTCGGCGCACTTTGATGCCATTTTCGAGCGCACGATGAAGTACGCAAAAGATATTCGCAACTCCCAAGTGCTTGAACTTGGGAGTAAAATCATCTTGGACACGCCAAAAGACACCGGAGCTTTGCGAGGCTCTTGGAGAAGCAATGTTGGAGCACCTTCCGGAGACGCTTCAGAGCGCATTGACGTTGGTGATACCGGCGATGTACCAAGGGAAGAACTTGCCGTTGCGATAAAGGCTTGGCCTGAGACGGGTTCGCTTTTCATGACCAACAATCAGAAGTATGCCGAAGGTGTTGAGTTTGATAGTTGGTCCGTTCAACAACCTGCTGGAATGGTTCGCAGGAATATCGCAGGTCGTACAGACTTTGCAGACCTGACTACAGGCACTGGGAGAACCAAATGAGCTTTAAGAAAACACGCCAATCCCTAGCGACTGCTGCAATTGCGCTTTTAAAAGCTGCTCCAATTAGCATTCTGCCTGCGAACATCATTTCCGGCAATATGCCTTCTCCCGGCGCTGGTGATAAGAAATGGGCGCAAGTTCTATTCACGACCCGCGATCCTTCTGTGGCCACAATGGGAGGAATTGGAACAGATCGACTTGAAGGTGTATTGTTTGTGAATATCCGAATTCCTTTGGACCACGGCGAAGTCGAAGGCATTGAAGCCATTGACGCTTTCCGTTCTGCCCTTCCTGCCGGTTCCCGGCTTACCTTTGAAGGACAACAGGTGACGGTTCTATCCATCGGGGCTGTGGATGGACGGGTGGTAGACGGTTACTGGAGAACCGACATCACAATACCATTTCGAGCTTTCATCAATCGAGGAGCCTAACCATGTCCAACGGATCGCAACACGCTGCTTACGCCATTGAAGAGGTGACTTACGCAGTCACTCCCACGACTCCGACCATGTTCGCAATTCGGCATACCGATTTCGACCTGGGCATGGACAAGGACACCTTGCAAAGCGCCGAGATTCGCGCCGACCGCAACGTCTCGGACTTGCGCCTGGGCCAGAATAAGTGCGGTGGAAGTTTTGGAATGGAGGTCTTGAACGACCTTGGTTTTGAGAACTTCATGGCCGCTGTTTTCGGCAACGCCTGGTCAACAGGAACCTTGGTCAACGGCCTAACTCGCAAGTCGTTTTCCATCCTACGGCATTTCGGTGATCTTGATAGCGGCAACAAGCCTTACCACCTGCTGACCGGCGTGGAGTTTGGTTCCTGCGACTTGAAGATTCCTACTGGCGGAATTGCGACCGTCAGCTTCGATACCATCGCCAAAACCTACGTTCCTGGAGCCACGGCTCCTGCAAGCTCCACTTTATCGGCTCCGACCACCACCGGCCCGATGGACTCCTTCACTGGCGTTGTCCAGGAAGGCGGAGCTACCATTGGCGTCATCACTGAAGCCAACGTCAAGTTCGACAACGGCCTTGACCGGCGCTTTGTGATTGGCTCGAAGGACACTCTTCGTCCTTCGCAAAAGAAGTTCACGGTTTCGGGTTCCATTTCGTGCTACTACGAAAGCGCAACGATGTTGGACAAGTTCCTTAACGGAACCGACTCGTCGTTGTCCATCCAGCTTGCCAACGGAGCCGAAACCTTCCAACTCGATCTGCCGAAGGTCAAGTACACTGGAGGTCGCGTTTCAGTCAAGGACGACGGCCCAATCGTCATCTCGCTTCCGTTCACGGCCGTTTACGACGGCACCACTGCCGGATCCGCCAAGCTCACCCGCAATCCCACAACCTAATCGAGGGCTAGTATCATGAGGGCTTCACAATTCAACTCACGCGATAAGCACGAAGAAGGAATCAAAGTCCTTCTTCCGCTTCCTGATGGAACTGAAACCGAAGAGTTCGTTGTCCTTTGTGGCCGCGACTCTCGTGTTTTCCGCAAGGAGCAATCCGATCATCGTACACGGATGATCCAAGCGAAAGTTGATGAAAAGGAGTTTGACGAAGTTGCCGAAGGCGTCAAGCTGACGGCTTCGGCAATTAAGTCCTGGTCGTTGGAAGATCCTTTGACTCCGGAAGCTGCAATCAAGTTCCTGGAAGACGCTCCGTATATCATGGAATTGCTTGACCAGAAGCTCTACAACGCCAAGAGTTTTTTCGCTGGAAAGGAGTAACACAGCTTTTTCACTTCTATGAAAAGTTGTGCAAACTTGACGCCACTGTAAAAGGTGGCACTTCCTCGCTCCGGGACAGTCTTCTCCAAGTAAAGAAAACAACAGGAAAAACACCACCTGCTTTAATCCTGCCAAAGTATCCGAAAGAGCTAAAGCACCTTGTTGAATGGGCAAGATCTTTGCATAGAAGCGATCAGCTAACCTACAGCGAAGTTAAGGCATGGTCGGAGTTGATGCAGGTGCAAACAAGTCCTTGGGAAGTTGAAATGTTGATGCGCTTGGACACGATCTATCATACGAATGCGAGGAGTGCTTAACAAATGAGCGAGACAGCAAGACTTGCAATTGAGTTTTATTCAAAAGGTCTTGACCAAGTTCGCCGTGATGCTAAGTCGTTTAGTGAAAGTACGGTTGCTGCGGTTGAAGTAGCTACGGCTAAAATAAAGATGTTGCAATCTGCGGCACTTTCCGAAATTAAAACAGGGCTGAGTGCTCAAAACGCAGCGACTAAAACACAGCTAAATACAGATCTTGCTAATACGAGAATTGCTTTAGCTGAAAGACTTTCGGCTATTAAAATAGCGTCGTTAAAAGAAGTTAGTATTGTTAAAGATGCTGAAAGAGAAAAGAACGCCGCTAGATCTAACAAAGGTTTCAAAGTTGTTGTAGGTGCTATTGCAGGTCAAGGTTTTTCCGTTGGCGGAATTGCTTCAATAAACCCCTACGCAGCAGCCGCCGTTGCGGGAGCTTATGCTGTCAAGAACGTCACCGAAAGTCTTGTTCGCGAAGCGACTGTTTGGGAGAAGTTCAAGGTTGCCTTGACCGACATTGAAGGGTCGGCAGCAAAGGCCAAGGAGACGACAGGCGACCTGTACGAGTTGGCCAAGCGCCCAGGCATCGGGTTGAAGGAAGCTGAACAGACTTACATCCAGTTCCGCGCTTTGAACATGGAAGGTGAGAAGGCCCAAAGGGTCATCAAAGCTGTTTCTAACGCGGTTGCTCTTTCTGGCAATGGCGCTGTTGAGTTTGGTCGCATCAATCTTCAAATCACCCAAATGCTTTCCAAAGGAAAGGTTCTTGAAGAAGATTTGCGTATCATGCGTAACTCTATGCCTCGTCTCACAGCAGCAATGCGCGAAGCGTTTGGCACAACTACCGCTGAAGGCATCCGCAAACTTGGTGTAAACTCGGAACAGTTTTTGGACAAGATTGTTTCGCAGTTTGAGAAGTTGCCTCAAGCCTCGCAGACTTTGGAGTCAGCCTTTGAAAATGCAGCTACGGCAAGCAGCCGTTTCAAAGCCTCGCTTGCAAATACCGACTATGTCAAAGATCAACTGACTGGTTGGACAAGCTTGCTTGAAAGCATGACCAGGGTTGTTGAGGGTGAGTCAATCAAGTGGAGTCAACTTCTTGCGGATGTGTTTATACAAGGTCCTTGGTCAGCTCGTGACAATTTTGCAGCAGGCTCGTATCTAACTTCGCAAGAAGAAGCTATTAGCGATCAAATTTCGGCTAAAATAAAGCGTCGCGATGAAATTGCTAATATGTCCGATGCTTATTACAATGTGCAAAAGGCATTAAATAATATCGGGGCAAGTAAAGATCAAGTAGACGCTTCCCTTTCTATGACAAGGGAGCAAGAGCTTTCTGCGTTGCGTCATGATATAGGGGCGTACTCAAAGCGGGGCAATAAAGCTGCTGAGTACAACGCTACTCAAAAAGCAATTGCTGATTATAACAATTCCAAGTCTAAGGCCACAGATCCTCCTGCTGCTGACAAAGAAGCAAAAGCTCGTTCGGACGCAGCCGCTCGCGAAAAAGAACGCGAACTTGCAACGCTTAGGCAAATTGCTCTTGAGAACGAGCGATTGCGAATCACTCTTAGCGCAAATACTGAGTTTGATAAAGAGCGGTTGATACTTGTCGCGGACTATGCAAATAAGATTGGAGTTGCTAAAACAACTGCTGAAAAAGTTGCTCTTACAGAACAGAGAGACTTACAGCTTTCAATTTTGCACGTTAAGAATCGCACCGAACTTGAGAGAGAACAAGCTAATGTTGTTGAAGATAGAGCTGCTATTGCGAAAAAAGCACTCGAAGAACTTGCAGCAATCCAGAAGAAACAAGACGAAGATCGTAAAGCTGCAAACCAAGCCAAGATCGACAGCGGCAATTCGCTTTCGTTTCAGTTCGCTCCTGAAGGTGAAAAGCTAAAAATCGAGTACGAGAGGAATCAAACAATAGCCAACGAAGCTCTTTACAAAAGCGTTGAAGATCGAAATCGCGTAATTAAAGCGTTGAACGACCAATATGTTCGTGACCAAGCTGAAATGTATACGCAGGTGGCAACTACCGTTACGTCTGCCGGTCAGTCAATGTTTGGTGACTTCGCTTCGTCTTACAAGATGGGCATTGATTATCGCTACAACCTTGAGAAAGCTGGTATCGAGAAAACGCTTTCGTTGACGGGGTTGGAAGGCAAAGCTCGAATTGACCAGCAGCGTAAGCGTGATGACGCTTTGCAATCTCTTGACGAGAAGCGCCAAAGCCAAATGGAAGGTACCTACCTTACCATGTTCATGATCGCTAAGGGTTTTGCCTTAGCCGAATCTGTTTTGAAGCTGAACTTGGCCATTGTCCAGGCAGCGGCCAGCGGCCCCTTTCCAGCCAACCTCGCAGCGATGGCGACCGTTGCCGCCTCGGTCGGTGCCGTGGTCAGCAACATCGCCTCCATCAACTACGCTGGGGCCTACGACAAGGGTGGAGACATCCCCTCGGGTTCCTGGGGCATCGCTGGGGAGAACGGTCCCGAGGTCATCCAAGGCCCTGCCCACGTCACCAGCACGAAGGCTACTGCTGCCCTCCTTGGAGGCAACAGGGCACCTACGGTCAACGTGATGAACTACTCGGGCCAGAACGTCCAGGTGCGGGAAGGAAGCAGCCCTGGCGACCTTGAAATTATCGTCGGGCAGGTGGCCAAGCGGGTCGAAGACCAGTTGAGCACCGGAGTTCGTTCTGGTCGCGGTCAGCTTGCCGGAGCCATGAAAGAGACGTTCGGCCTAAACCGTAGCGGGACCTACTAATGGCCGACGTACCTTGGCCTTCGACATTGCCAAACCCAAAAGCAAGCGGTTTCTCGCTTGTCCATAAACAAATGGGCAACACACTTGCTTTTGCGTCTGGAAGACATCGCGTTACGCGCAACCGGCAGATAAGTGGTTTTCGATATGTTGTCAACATTGACGTATCGTTTTCTTTTACGCCTTCCGAGTATCAAGAGTTTGCAGACTTCTATGATACTTATTGGAAGTCTTTCCGTCCGACAAACGACAAGATTGCTTTCACAATCCCAGGATCATCTTTTCCTTGGATTGCTTACCCAACATCTACTCCTGTTTGCGTTCGCAATGATGCTACTTGGGAAGTTTCGTTTTCAATTGAAGCATTCGTGCCCTTCTTCGGGTTTAGTTACAGCACGGCGGAAACCGATGCAGTTTCTCCTCTGTGGCCACAAAGCGTTGGTTGGAAGGTCGGCGCTTCGTTTAGCCGAATTTCTCGCGACATAAACTCTCTTGAAGATAACTTACTGCTTTCAAGAGCTATTGCAAAAGACGATGCGTTTGTCAAAGGCCAGTTAACGTTAAGAGCTGAAACTATTGACGATGTGTTTTTCATTGTCGAATGGTGGTGTAGGTTTTTGTTTTGCGGAGCTTTGCCTTTCAAGCTGCCGTCTTCTGTAATTGACTTAGGACCTATCAACAGACAAAATGCTGAAGACGCTGGCTTTTATCGAGGCAAGATCGTAACAGCTCCGCAAATATCTTTTGACGGATATTTTGGTTCTGTTTCGTTTTCCGTGGTACTTTATCCTTATGTAGAGACTTTTGCTACCGTTGTCGAAATTGCTGGGGATGACGGAGCTATTTTTGCTACAGACACTGGTGACACTTTTGAAGGGGTTCTATAATGGCAAAAAAGAATAAGAGCTTTTGGCCGGCAGGTTTTTGCTTGTTGGTTTTTGCAGCTACTTCCACAGCACAAGCGGCAACCAAACGCATCTACGAGTTTCCCCTTGCAACAGTTTGGGATGGGTTTTTTCCGCAGGATAAGCCTGGGGGAGTTACACAAAAAGTTCCTTCTTCTGTTGTTGAATCCAAACTTGTTGCTGATGGTTTTATTAAAGACTCAGTTCTTGTTAGTGATTATCAACCTCTTATCACCGCCGGGACCAGCTCCCAAGTCTGGCTCGGCCCGAAAACCTGGGGCCAAGTCGCCGACGCCCAGGTGGCCAGCGGCGCTGCGATTGCGTGGAACAAGATCAGCAAGAGTGGGGCGGTGGCGAGTGATGTGGGGGCTCTTCCGGCATCCAGTGGTTCCGCAACTCGGTTGCCCGTCTGGACCTCAGCATCCACGCTAGGGTTGTCTCTCCTCTATGACGACCAAGCAGGCAATCTGACCTATGGCGGGGTGTATCCCACCAACGGCACAAACGACCCAGTGCTCACAATCCGCCAAAGTACGGGGGCTAGCGGT